AGCGCACCCGACCATCCCGAATAGCACGATCAAGAGCAGACTGTTTCTGAGTGACAACATTGTTAACCTCCAAAAGTTTACTGGCAGTAGTGTTTAATTGCTCGTTGAGTTTTTGTTCTGTCTGACGAGATTCATCGTTCTTCCTAGCAATCTCAATCTGCATCTCTTTATCTCTGTCTGACCAACCATAATGATAACCACCACGATATGTACCAAACAAGGCAAAGAATAGCCCAACCAGTAGCCAAGGAAGTGGTATGCCAAACATTATCCAACCTCTTTTCTAGCCATCGCCAACTGCTCACGCTCGTGATCTGCTTCTAACAAATCTGGAGGTGTGGTCGGAGGGGGTGGTGGTGTCCAAGATTCATCTAAATCAGGATTCTTGAAGTTCAACCAGTTAGGTGCTGGAGTGGTAGCAGTCCAAGTGTTTTGAGCCACTGGAGGCGGTGGTGGCGGTGTAGGTGTCGGAGGAGGAGAAACAGCGCTCTGGATGGCGTTTACAGCCGTTCCTACACCCTTCTTACCGATAACACCACCAATACCACCCACGATAAGCAGAACAATGTCGTTCAGCATCTTGGTGTAGGCCATATCTATCGGGGCCATGCTCTTGATAGGTTGCGTTACAAAAGTAACAGAGTAGAGCAAAGCAATCACAATAAAGCAAAGAATCAATGTGACCATAACGACCACAAAGCCCCAAACATAGGTTTCTACTTCCTCAATTGTTGGTCTTTGGTTCTTGGACATCGTTAACCTTTTTTTCAAGAATAGGAGCTACTAGATATTCAGGGCAAGTCTGAGTGAATAAACACTTAGGCTTCTGGCAACTTGGGTGTGTAAAGTTGTCGGGAGACTGACAAAAATATCTGTACCTATCTTCACAACCAGATAAAAAAATAACCATCAATAACAATAGTTTTGACTTCATACTCTATAATCCTATTTATTTATGGAGGTTTTATGTTGCACAAAGTTCTTTCCTATGAAGACATTGATGAATTGCTTTCCTATGATAAAGAAAATGGAAAGATTTATCAAAAGAAAAATAGACCAAAGGTTGCTGTTGGCTCTGAGGCTGGAACAGTTACGCCATATGGTTATAGGTATGTTCAACTTTTCGGGAGAAAATATCCTATTCATCATTTGGTTTGGTTGTTTGAAACAAAATCTTTTCCAAAAAAATTCCTAGATCACAAAGATGGAGATCGCTTAAATAACAAGTTTTCAAATTTAAGAGAAGTCACTAAAAAACAGAACAACGAAAACAGAGGCAAACAAAAAAATAACAAAACTGGATTTAAAGGCGTTTGTTTAAATGCAAGATTACAGAAGTATGTTGCTCAAATACAACATAATGGAAATACTGTTTATCTTGGTGTTTTCAAAACTCCTCAAGAAGCAAGTTTAGTTTATCAATCGGCAGCAAAAGAACTGTTTAGTCATTACAAAAAATAACCTCATGCCATCACATCCACTTGAGAAGACTTAACCCATTGAGTCTTGATCTCTTGGGTCTTTTGTTGGTTCTGGACTTGATGGTTTAACTCAGCCAACCTTTGCATATTCTGTTGGTGGATCACCCTATGAGCCTCCCAGAGCATACGAGCATTCTCTTGATAAGTGGTAATTTTCATAACCCAATCTTTCCAAGTAAAAGGTTAACAATCTTGTCAGACAAGTCATCAGGCAAGAACCTCAAGAATCCTAGAAACCACCAAGCAGCGCACCCATAGCAGAATACCCTGCAAAACAGATCGAATTGCTTCTGGTACTCGTTCATCTACCACAACCGCCCTTTGGACACAAACTCATCAACTCGTTAATGCCAATAAAAACCAAAAGTACTACAAAAGCAATGCCACCAATGATCATGGCGATCTCATTCATCTCATCTTCTTTGGCCTTGGCTTCTTTCTCAGCTTTCTTCAAGGCACTAATCTCTTTAGCATCCTCTAAGTCCATCTCTGCTTGACGGGCTTTGATCTTGTTCCAGACATCAATCTTGCCTGTCTGCATAAACAACATCTTTAACTCTTCTTCAAAGGCTCTGGCTTGCTCTAGTGCCATCTCAATCTGGAGAGCAGCACCCATGTTCGAGCCTTTTTTCTCCCTCTTTGCTTGAAGCATAGCCTTTGTTGCTTGGCTTTTAGCATCAAACATCTTGCCAATCATCGGGGCAAGACCACCTAAATCATTGGCTACCTTACTAGCCTTCTTAACCATCGAAATGGCGCTTTGTAGTCCATTTAGAGCGGAAATTGGATCAATCATTTTTTTCTCTCCCACTTCAGGCAAACAACCCTTCGGTTGAAAACATCACCTGTCCAAGTCCATTTAATACATCGGTATTCTATGGTTGCCGCCAAAAGAAAGGCGATCACGGGAATGCCCAAACAACAATATAACTACAAAAAATTACAAAACAAAGAAGAAGGACTATCGCAATTGCTATAGTCCAATCTTTCATTGCTCTTCGGTCATTGGCTGCATAGCTCCTCTAGCCGCACCAGTGGCAATATCTTGAATCGCATCACGACCCCAATCGATGCCAAACTTCTTACCAATCCGAATAGCCTCTTCAAGTTTACTTTGATCAAAAGTTCCATTCTTTTGTTGGAGTGCTGAAAACACTTTTACAGCATCAGTTGGGTTTAACAGCAAAGTCTTTAACTTCTCTTCTGTTAATCCAGATGCTTTGTTAGCCCAGAACTTACTCATCAAAGAACTGATGGCATAGAAAGTACCAGAAACAGGGTTTGTGAATCTAGAAATCACTTGTTCAGGAGGAATGCCAACAGCACTTTCAAAAGGTGTCTTAGGTACTGTCTCTACCTTGAAAGGCACATTTGTTAGATCTCTGTTAAGTCTTTCAGAAACTAAAGCAAAGTCTTGAATTTTCTTAGCATAAGTTGGCCCAAACACCCTGTTAAACACAGCCGCTTTTGTTCTGTCATTCAAAAGGCCAATTGGATCACGCGATATAACAATGTCATCCAACATGAAAGAACGAGCCGCATTGACTGCATCCTTATTCGCTCCATACTGTTGCATAAACTTGTTTGTAAAGTTTACGTCAGAATACATTTTAGCAACTAAGTCTTGTGGACTATTAAACCCACCAGAACTTATGATTTGATCACCAGCAACCTTCTTAAATGCGGAATCTAAACGAGTTCGCTCTGCAATAAGGGCAGTAACATTGTTTGAGGCAGCCCGTAATTCATCTTCTAAGCCTGGCACTAAAGAGATGCCACCTTGGTTCTTAGTAAGCCATTTATTGGCCGCTTTTGGATCAAGTACATCGTTCTTCAAAGCCGCACGACTAAAGCTGTCATAGAAGGCATCTCTAGCCACTCTCACGCCATCTTCGCCAGTAGCCCTGATAAAGTCATCAACATTAGACTTGTTGCCAATGATGGCAGGAGCAATCTGTTCAACAAACTTCTTACGATCTACAGACTTTAGGGTTTCAGAGTTGAATGGCAATCCAACCTTTTGGAAGTAAGAAGCATCAGCATTGCGATAAGCGGCAACAAAGTCAGGATCAAGGTTATCAATATGACCTCCAACACGAGCCTTTAGCTCGGAAAGCAATCGAATACCAGCGGGTTCGTTTGTTTTACGCAATTGTTTGTTAATTTCACGCTTTAAGGAGTCTAAATCTTCTACTGTGGCGGCAGAAAACTTAACTCCACCTTCGGTCATTGGACGACCTTCTGCGGTAAGAATAGAACTAGGTTCAACTTTAGTAGGACGAAATGCAGATTGAACTTTTTTATAAATATCAGGAAATGTTTTAAAGATGTCGGATGCTTGTTCTCCAACAACATAACCATAAATATCATCAACAGCGCCAGAAGGCAACTCAACATTCTTTTGTTTAGCAATATCAAACGCTTCTTTGTAAAGAGGTTTAACACTGTTATATGCTTGACTTTCTTTGGCAGCAACAAGATTAGATACACGCTGTCCAAAAGCATTAGGATCAAGCGTAGTGTCCTTGTAAGTATCTGCAATCTGTTCGTTAATTGTCCGATTACGTCTTGCTTGTGATTTAGCTAAATCAATCGGAGAAATATTGATGGTAACATTTTTTGGATCACCAAACAAACGAATCTGACTAGCAACTAAAGCCTGTTTAGCTTGCTCAAACTGATTGCCATACTGCGCTCTAAATACTGGATCTTTAGCAGAAAGACTCTGAATCAATTGGTTGATAACAGGATTGTCTGCCAACAAAGAACTGATTGGCATCTGTACTGGTTCACCGCCAGGTGTTTTTAGGGATAGACTTTGTTGTGCTTTAGCGGCTTTAACAATGGTATCCATAATTGTTGGATCGGCAGCACCTGCGGCAACAAAAATATTACTGATTCGGTTGTCCACATCCTTAAGTAATTCATCTTCAGGAATAGTTCCTTTAACTTTATCCCATTGTTTTAAAGCTACATCAAGTCCTTTATTGGCTAAAGGAACTGCTTTAAGGGTAGAGCCTAATGCAGATGCACTGCCACCACCGCCTACAACACTACCAACAACTCGACCAGTAGTAGGGAAACCAACTTTTTCGCCAACATATTCACCGCCAATACCACCAGCTTCAGCGGCAGAACCAATAACCTGTTGTTCAGCAGGACGCATTAAAGTCTGACCAAACATACCCATTCTTCGGGTAGCCGCTAATGCGGGAAATAAATAGCTATATGGGGAAGTGGTTGCTTCTGTACCTTCAGCTAAAATCTTCTGCATTCCTGTTTGTGGCTCTGCACCAGTAGTTCCAAGCGCCCTCATACTGCCTTGGTAAATAGGCTCACGAGCCGTTCTAAATGTTTCTACAAGACCACCTGTTGTTGGAGCGGGAGCAACAGTGCCACCAGCCGCTCTCATACCCAGAGTAAGAGGGTTAATTCCTGCTCTTTCCAAAGCAGAGAAAAGAACATTTGATAGACCAGATGTAGTTCCTGCAAAACTTGCAACACCTTTTCTTGCGGCTTCAGCCATTACTGCACCAGTAGAAGGGGTTGTCTTACCAGATAACTCTTCTAGTTCGGCATCAGTTAAAGGAGTATCGGTCTGATACCTCTTTCCATCAATTTCATAAACTGCCATGATGAATCCTTATTCTTCAATTACAGTAACAACTTTACCGCTTTTGAGTGTTCTTGTAACTGCTTTTTTACCACCAGTATCACCTGTTGGTTGAGGAGAAAACTCAGGGAAAGTAAGTGCCGCATCAACACGAGCGCGATCATAACCAGGAGTGTTATATGCAATGTTTTTCTGCACATTGATCTCTCTATTGGCTTGATTTGTAGAAACCTTCTTAATTGCTTGCAAGGTATTTTTAATAAGATTTTGAGTTTCCAATGTTGGAGTACCAGTAAACAATGTTGAAGTACTATCCAAAAGTCTGCCAAACAAAGATGGGTCTCCACCTGCTTGCTCAACATCACGCCTACTTAGTTGACTATCTCCAAGAGCCTTTGCCAATTGAACTCTAGCCGCATTAAATGAGACAAAGTTGTTTTTTGTAATTGATTCGTTAATCGCTTCCAATGCTTGACTTGCCGCAGTAACAGATTGGATTTGAGGAGCAATGGTCTTCTGAACATCTGCTCTAAACTTTGGTATATCAGCAAACTCTTTTTGACCAGGCATTACATTGGTCAATTTAGCCGCACCTCTTTCAGCCCTAGTACCCTCTTCTTCTTCAACACGTTTATTAACAACTGCTTTTTCTTTTGGAGTAAGTTGGAAGAATGATCTATTTTCAAATAGTTCTGCAGCAAGAGCTTCTCTTTTTTCACCAGAGCGTAGATCTTTTTGTTCTTTGGTTGTCAAACGCTCAAGTTGAGTCAAACGAGTTGTAATCAAATTTATTGCACGATCACGCTCTGGTGATGCAGGTTGATTTCTCAATTGATCTTGAGCATCTGTCAAAGTGGCAAATTCATTGGCAATCTGAATATCAGTCGGTACTGATTGTTTGGCTTCACGACCTGCTTGTGCCAAAGATGCTTTTTCTGCCGCACCACGTTGACCAACCAAAGCATTACTTTCTAACAACCTTTGATATTCTCTTTGCAACATCATTGCACCTTGAGGATCATTTGGTGCTAACGCTTCAATACCCTGTTTGATAGAAGCAGGATCGTTTGGATTGATCTGACGAGCTATCTGTTGACGCATGGTAATACGAGCTAGTTCAGGATCTTCACCACCTAAACCACGAGCAACAGCACCACCAAGCATATTAGCCCCACGACCAATGGCATAGTTTGCCTGTTGGAAAGGAGTTAATTGAGCATATTGCAAAGCACGAGCATCAGCTTGAGCCTGTTGGCTTTGCTGATACATTTCGGGCGTTACACCGAATAAGGATTGGACGATTTCTGCCATGATCAATACTCTCCTTCACCAAATGTACCGCTTCCACCACCAAAAGCACCATAGTTATATGATGGTGAGAAAGCATTTCTTGCACCTCTTACAAGCGCAGGATTCTGTGAGAAACCAGTCAATGCTGTTGCAAACGGGTTATAGGCATTAGCACCAGCCATTGAACCTGCCGCACCCATACCACCACCATAAAGAGCATTAGCACCAGTTGGGTTAGCAATACGACCACCTAAAGCAGAACCCAACTCTAAAGGTTGTTGACCAAGAGCTTCAAGACCAGTAGCACCTTGCAGATACGCTTGGTAAGGGCCAAGAGCCGCAGACTGTAAAGCATACATTTGGTTTCCTAAATTTCCACCTGTACGGAATAAATCTGCACCAAATAGAGTTTGTGCTTGTCCAGCTTGCATACCTTCAGAAGCCAATCTTGCGTCTTCTTGAGCAATGGCGTTGTAATAAGCCTCCATCTCAGGATTAGTGGCTCTTAAACCTTCTCCACCACCAGGTCGCAATCCTGTAGCACCAACAGACAATCCTTCACGACCAGTGTTAAACAAGTTTGTTCTCAAACCTGCTAATTGACGCTCACGGCTAGGAGCTAATAGATTCTGTCTACCAAGAATGTACTTTTCTGCCGCTTGCTCTGGGGATTCAGCCATGTACTGTTGACCAAGGCTAAACAAACCTTGTGCCGCACCCTGTAATGGAGCATATTGCCCTTGTGCCGCAGCCGCTTGATCTAAACCTGTTTCTGCTAAACCTAAGAATCGGTTTTGCATACCTCTTAAAGCAGGGTCTAATGAGTAACTAGCACTCGACACACGACCAGTTGTGGGATCAAACTGAAAATTTGATGAGCCAAAACGTGTAGTAACTCCTACTGGTCGAAACCGAGCTTCATCAGCGGCTAATTGTGCCGCTTTGAGTTGAGCATCTGCTTGAATCTGTGCGGCTCGTCTAGCAGAACTTCCGCCCAACAAACCACCCAATAAGGATGCTCCGCCACCAATTACTGCTGCGCTAATAGGCATATCAAACTCCAATCAAAATATCGTCCACTTTTGACGGGTCTTTCTCGTCAGTGGCGTGAATACAAAACCAAACACAATCTGTCAACGCTTTAACACCATGCGTCAAACCCGCTTTAATCTCGATGCAAGCTGGCGCTTCAATAACCTGTACATCCTCACCCTTCATCACTGCTACCTTGCCTTTAGCAAGAATAGACAAGTGGCTAAAGTCATGCGTGTGCTTCAGAATGGCTGTGCCAGCCTCAAATAAGGCTTCCTTAGCATACAAACCATCGCTAAAGTGATGAGTAATCATGAAATCCTTTGAGCCATTACATAACCTGAGTAGGAAGAAGTTGTGTCAGTACCACTATCGTAGTCCGCTGTTCTTGCAGCTACAGTGCTTAGAATTCTCCAAGTACCAGATAACGCAGTATGACCGCCAGGAACTGTATAACCAGTATTACCCGTTGTAAATTTTCTTGCAGCTTGCAATGGATATTTGTTTACTGGCCCAATATCAGTTATCGGATTTGTTGATGTTCCTTCAGTCTGAATAAAAGTAGAAACTAATGTGATTGCGCTTGGATAATAAAGACTTGAGCCAGCAATAGTGTCACCTGGCAATAGGTTACTTGTTGATGTATTAGCCGCCATCAACACAGCACCAATTGCACTAATACTGCTTGGAATAGTTGAAACAGCACCAGTAGATCCGTTAACACTTGTTACACCACCATTGGCGGCAGTTGTTGCATTTGCTACTGCTGTTGAACCGATCTGAGCCACAATATCTGCCGCACTTGCAACAGCTACAGCACTAGTACCAGAACCTTTAAGCAAAGCACCAGATGTAAAAGATGTTGCACCAGTACCACCATTTGCAACAATAACTGTTCCTGTTACGTTTGCAGCAGTGCCAGATGTATTACCAGTGACATTCCCAGTAAGATTACCAGTAACATTGCCAACAAAAGTACCAGTAACATTTCCACTAAAAGTAGGAGATGCTAAATCAGCCTTGGTTGCAACAGCAACAGCAATGTTGACAAACTCAGTATTGATCTCAGTACCCTTGACGATTTTCAGTGGATCACCAGAAGATAATGCATCCTTAGTAGCAAAATTAGTACTTTGGGTATAGTTACTCATGACATTTTCCCGTCTTTAGATTGAATTTCAATGCGTTGAATAGATAGAGCAGAACCATTGATATTTGATTCGTAGCCAGTTTGAACAATTTTACCGCTACCACTTGCCTGTACAACCAAGGTCTGCAAAGCAACACCATCAGAATATTGAGCAACCACTGTAGCGTTAGCGCCATATTCAGCAACGCCATACTCAGAAATTCCTTGTGTAGGTATCTGAGCATTTGCAGACAAATAGTTCGTAGTGAAGTCAAAGCCCCACTTCATCGTGACAAACTGGTTTGATCCACCAATAACCACTACTTTTAAACGCTTCAACAAGGAAGTGACATTGGCATTTCCAAGGTCAGCATGGTTTGTGTAGTACTGCATTCTGTAATTAGAACTATCGTCTTGGTAATTACTGTATTTACCAATGTAACCATTCTTGCCAATCAGAACATCACCATTCCTACGAGATAACAAAGCAGTAGGCTCAATAGAATTCCAAGTTGTGACCCTAAAAGATCCATCTTGTAATTGAACCCTAGTGTCAAAGCAATAGACTTCTTTAACAGTAGGCAATGTCAACAAATAGAAAGCCTCTGTCTCTGAATAAACAGTCTTAATATTGGCAAGTGTCTCAGTGCCAACAATAGCCATAAAGTCACTGCGAATGTTCTTAGACAAGTCTCCAATAGGAGCAGACTTCTCAATGATCGTTCTAGCAAATGATCTAACACCAGAGTTAGACAAGAACAAAATATCCTTGCCTGTACTCTGAATGGAATCTCTAGCAATACATCCAATACCGCCAACAGTATCACTTAAAGTCATCGTAGAAGGGGTAGTAGCGTTGGCATACACGAGAATCTGACGCTTACCAAAGATGATCAAGAAGCCATTGTGCGCTGCCAAACCAGTGATCTCATCAGCACCATTAGGCCAAACTCTATCAATATTCAGAGTTCCAGATGTTCCTGTACTCCAAATATGACCCGCTAAAAGGTCAGAGAAGCCAACAGTTACATTGTCAGTCGAAGTATCAGCCGCCCACAAACGACCAAAGGCAGAGATAACAATGTTCGCAGAAGGAACAGTCCCTACATAACCAGATTTCTCACTAACTCTGCGATAAGTAGTTGTACTTACAGCAGGGTCAAAGATCAATGGATCATGCCCAACTTGGAAAAAGTAAGTAATCCCATTGAGTGAAGCACAAGACCAATTACTCGCAGTAATGGTAGGAGCAGTACCACCACCCCCATAGGTCAATTCAGAAACAGCATTTGAGCCATCTAACTTAAATAACTTGTTATTCCCTGCAAACAGAACTGTAAGAGTGCCGTCAGATTGAACTAATTCATGGATAACGCCAACATTGTTAGCACCAAGAGCGCCAGAAGATGAATTAACCCTTGACCAACCCTTACGAGCGCCAATACGACCATATTGATCAATGACGCAATTTGTTGCAACCAAAGCAAAACCAGCCGCCAAGTCTAATGGCGAGTCTTGTGTATTCAGACCAAAGAAGCCTGGTGCTGAGATACTTTGCGTTTGGAGTGCTTGGCTCATACTGCTACAAACTCCTGATTTTCAGGATAACGAGTGCCTTCAAGAGCGATCTGGTCAGCCAACATACCTCTATACAGTTGATATGCCTCAGATGAGTTCAGTCCACCATCTTCACCACGCTCAACCAATGCTCTAGCATAAGCGTTCTGCACAACAAGAACATCAGGAACTAATACTGAAGTGCCATCAGCCGCCAATGTAGCCTGTGGTACTGTCAGAGAGAATGGAATGCTATAAACGCCATCAGGTCTTGGATAGAGAACTACTTGTGTGTCTCCATTACCATCTACACCATCAAAAGCGTAGTATTGTGGAACTCCAGTGATTGACGGAACAAGATTCTGATACCTGTTCATCTCCACAAAAGAGATATTTTGCAATGCAACATTCGATGTGGTGTTCAGAGCATCTTGTACTTGAAACTTTTGACCAGCACCCGTCATAGAGTAAACATGAGCACTTGATGATGTAGTCAATGTAACTGTTTGACCCAACACATTCCAACTGAAAGAGTCTTCAATCTGACGCTTGGCATCATTGACAAACAAACCAATCAGAGTTGAATAGGTAGTCTCAGTGTTGGTAGATACTTGTGTTTCACGCAAGCGGATCAATACATTGTTAATCAGTTGTAGAAAGGTCATTGTCTTGATGCTCCATCAACCTCGAAGGTTGCTATAAAACTGAATGTACTGGCAGATTGCGTAGTAATTTGAATCCTATCACCTTCTTCTAAAACAATATAAGCATTGCCATCAAACTGAAGATATGCTTTGGATGTAAAGTCGTAATTTGTCAGAATGTCATAGGTAGTCGTAGTACTAGCGTCATACCATTGGACAGTGATGTGTTTTGTTGATCCACCAGTGTTGTGGATGTACATCACAGTAAATTTGGCGTAATAACCCGTTGGTACTGTGTAAACAGTAGTCAATGTTGCCGCAGCAGGGCTAACTCCAACGGATAGTGGTCTCATTTGTTCCTCTTAGAAATCGCTTTAGCCTTCGCTTTAGCGTCTTCCTTGGACGATGCACCCCAAGCTCTAAGAGAAAGAAGAAGTCGGGTAGGCTTTCCATCTTTCATCTCAGCGCCAGGCATATTGCCCATTCGTGCTAAAAAACTAGATCGACGACCTGAATTACCCGTTTTTAAAGGCGCTTTAAGGTCTAATCCTTCAGTCCTTTTATAGAACTTCCGACCTTCCTCGTTTAACCCGCCTTTTGGATTCTGGTATTTTTTTAAGACCATGATGATCTTTCCTTGAAGTGTACACCAGCCTGTAGTGGAAGTGCAATAGCCAAATCAAAATCTAAGCCATTTCTTAGTCTTTGCATAAGAGTTTCTGGCTTTAAATTAACCATTTTGGCAATCTCAGTTGTAGAGCGTAATTTACCTTGATACATACGCTTTCCACGCTCAGGATCAATTTTTGTATGTTTTAAAGGATCGCCATAAACCTTTGTAGCCTTCCAAATTCGTTGGTAAGGAACGCCTGATTTTCTAGCAATTTCAGCCAATGTAAGAAATTCACCTTCAAATAGGTATGTTTTGCTATTTCTACGATTGTTGGCTTGCTCAATGCTAGTCGACCATTTAACATTTTTAGGTGAATATCCTTGATCAACATCAATTCTATCAATGGTGTAATCTTTTGAAGGTCTTAATCCAACATCTTGAATAAATTGGTAAAAGCCATCATCACCATGCCATGATGGATGCACATCAATTCCACGACCACCATAGTTTTTGTAATCGGGACTTGCTTTTGAGTAGCATCGGTAAAAAAGATGTTTCCATGTCCCATGAGACAAGATCAACCGATCTACAGTCAATTTGTCTAATGCGTCAGGAATTTTCATTTCTTTTTCCTAGCTTGAGATAAAGCAATGGCAATGGCCTGTTTAGGCTTCTTGACTACAGGGCCACCTTTGCCAGAGTGAAGCGTTCCCGCCTTAAACTCTCGCATGACAGAACTAATTTTCTTTTCTGCCTTAGTCTTTTTCATTTGCCACGACCAGATTTCTTCATCATGTTTGTAGCAGTGCGACCACCACGGGTAGGCATACCTTTACCAATAGCAATCATGACTGTAAGACCCTTTTTCTTTCCATACTCTTTGGCTTCTTTCTCGCCTTTTTCTGAATATGGGAACTTCTTTTTTCCTACTTGTGGCATATATTTCCTATCGAATTAACTTAGTTGCAATAAACGAAATGATACCGCCAACAACAGAGGCGATAGCCATTCCCACAAACATACCGCCTTTAGACTTGTTTGCCATCTCTAAAAGGGCTTTAATATCTTGTCGAAGTGCATGGACTTCTGCTTGTAGAGCCTCAACTTGGGCTTCTAACTTGCCAAACTCTCGTGGATCAATGTCAGACATTTGCTACTTTCTTTGGTCTACCTAACTTCTTTACAGGAGTAGGTGGTGCTAAAACTACAGGCTTTTCGTATGTTTCTACTTGTACTTCATCAATACGAACATAACCCGCATGACCCTTCATTGAGTCAATATCGTGCTGTTGCGTAAATGTAACAGTCTGACCGCTTACTAAACAACGAAATGTAGCCATAAATACTCCGTTAAAAAGGGGGTTTTTAGCCCCCTTTTAGATTAGACCATGCGAACAACAACAATTTTCATTGTCGTAGATGCCAAGTCTGCTGTAGATCCAGACTCATTCTGAATACGGAACTTGACTGTGTTTGCGGCAGAAACATAACCTGTTACTGTCAAACCAACCAAATCCACACCCAAAGATGCGCCAATGACCATATCACCAAGGGCTACGCCTGGTACTGTAATGTCGTCAGTCTCGCCAGCGCCATCAACCAATGAACCTGCATTCATGGTGCAAGTGATTGCCCATGTGTCGCTAAACAAGCCACGGAATTGGTCGTTACCCCTACGAGATACTACTGCTGATGCGGTTGCCATAATAAGCTCCTAATTAAGTTAAAAAAGTCCCCCCACCACTAGGATGAGGGGCGCAACTGCAATTAGGCTGGTACTGCCAAGGCAAAAGCACCAGAAGCGTTAGCGGCAGTGCTAGTAGCGTTAGTACGCAAAGCCTTCACGCCATACAGAGTGTCAGCAGTAAACAATGTACCAAGGTACTCTTGCTTGTACTGAGTCTGTGAACGGATGCCCAACTGCTCAACCAACACCATAGCGTCTTTGTGACCCATCAAGCAGATACGGTCAGTACCAGAAGTACCAGCACCAGTATCAGCATTAGAGCTAGCAAAAACAGCCATGCCGTAGAGCTGACCAATTTCACCGTTGCGGATTGCATCGCCATTGCCGACAAATGCTTGCTCAGTGTAACGAGCCAAACCCATCAGAGTGTTACGGCTTGAGGGTGGGATCAAGAAGAAACGACCGTCCATAGGAACATCGTTGTCGTCCAAACGCTGAATGGTACGGCGGATAGCAGCATCAGTCAAAGCGGCGGCGTTAGAAGATGTGCTGTTGTAAGCAGTAGTACCATCAGAGCCGATATAGGCTTTGGTAGTAGTGTTGCTAGTAGCATAGTCATCAGTACCAACTGTAGCGCCGTTGAAAGCACGACCCAATTGACCCAAGTCTGTGTCGATGCGTTTAGCCAAAGCATAGCCTGCGTCTTCTGTGTAAAAAGAACGCAAAGATGTCAAAGCCTGAACTTCAACGATGTCTTCGATCAAACGTGAGTACTCATAGTGCTTGTTAATCAACACTTGAATGTTAGTGTCGCTTTCAGCAATCAGAGTAACTGCATCTGTAGCGGCTTTAGCAGAAGCTGAACCACGAGCAGGGCTAGGGATGTTGACTGTGTCACCCTTTTTGCCTTTGAAAGACATCTTCTTGACCAAGTTAGCCAAAACGAGGTTCTTCTTATAGGCGGCAATGATCTCATCAGACCAGATTTGGGGGATAAAC